GTTTCATGGTTCTAACCTGTCCACGGGCGGGTAGAATACGAGCATGGCGATCACGAATGGCTATTGCACGCTCACGCAGGTCAAGGCTGCGCTTCGCATCACCGACTCGACGGACGATACGCTCCTTGAGGGCAGCGTAGAATCCGCGTCCAGGCTGATCGACGGTTACGCCATGCGGAGCTTCTATAACGCTGGTACGGCGGTGCGCGTCTTCTCGACGAATGATTCGCTGTACGTGCAGACGGATGATATGGCTGGTACAGCCGTCACGATCGAGACGAGCACGCTCGGCGATGGTGTGTGGGATGTCACTTTTGCTGCGACGGATTACCAGCTCGAGCCGTTGAACGGCACGCTGGATGGAATTACGTGGGCGTATGATCGTGTCCGCGCTGTCGGGGATTACGTGTTCCCGACGACGAGCGTCCTCCAGGGCGAAGGGCAGGCGCTCGTGCGCGTCACGGCTGTGTGGGGGTGGCCGGCGATCCCGAAGGCGATCGAGACGGCGACAATCATCCAGGCTACGAGAATCTTCAAGAGGTTTGATTCGCCACTAGGCGTTGCCGGCTTTGGGGATTTTGGTGCTGTTCGCGTGTCGCGGTTTCTTGATCCTGATGTGGAGCAGCTCGTTCAGCCGTATCGGAAGATGCGGAACGTGAAGTGAGCGCGACCGTTGGCGAGATCAAGACGGCTCTCGCGGCGGCGCTTGGTACGATCACGGGCCTGCGCGCGTATGATCGTCAGCCGGATAATCTGAACGCGCCTTTTGCGTTCCCATCGTTGGAGACGATTGAGTATCACGGCGCGATGAGTAATGGTCTGGTCACGCAGACATATCGTATTAGTGTGATCGTGGGTCGTGCTGCGGAGCGCAGCGCAGAGGATCGCCTCGACACGTACCTCTCTTACGATCAGGGCGGCATTCGATACGCGATTGAGGCTGATCCTACGCTAGGCGGGTATGCGAGGACGAGTATCGTCGAGTCGGCCGGTAGCATTCAGACGATCGACGGTAACGATACGACGTACCTTATGATCGAGTTCCGCGTGATTGTGTACGCATAAGGAGACGAGATGGAGAAGCAGTATCAGGTTGTGGAGGGTTTTACGGTGTATGGGAAGACGGGTGGCGAGCTCGTCTCTGAGGAAGAGATTGGCAGCCTGGCGCTGCTTTGTGGGTTGCTGGGGTCTGGTCGGATCGTTTCTGTAGAACCGTCCAAATCGTCGGCTAGAATGACTAAGGAACACGACGACACCTCGAAGGGGGTCTAGAATCACATGGCAAAGCTTGTGCTTACCAACGCAAACGTGACCCTCGGCGGCACGGATGTTAGCTCGTACGTTGCTTCGGTGACGCTGAACATTTCGGTCAATGAGGTCGAGACGACCGCGTTCGGTACGGGTGCTGTCACTCGTGTCGGCGGCCTCCAGGACAACAGCGTGACGCTGGACATGCATCAGGACTACTCGGCTATCGAGGGTCTGGTCTATCCGCTGATCGGTTCGACCACTTCGCTGGTCGTCAAGCCGAACGGTACCGCCGTTGGTACGGCGAACCCGTCGTACACGATGACGCCGCTTGTCACCGAGTGGACGCCTGTCAATGGCGCCGTTGGCGAGCTTGCGACGGCTTCGATCACGTGGCCCGTGTCGGGTACCGTGACGAAGGCTGTAGCCTAAACTCATCGCACCCGCATGGGTGCTAGTTGGAGGGAATGAGGATGGAAGTTCAGTTCAAGATCAAGCCGAAGGGCGGCGCCACGGAGATGGTGACCGCCGAGCTCGTCGATGTGATCGCGTGGGAAGAGAAGTTTCAGCGCCCTTCGACTGAGCTTGGCGGCGATACGATTTTCGCTCGCGATTTTGTCTGGCTTGCGTGGCATAGTGTTCAGCGCCAGGGCAAGACAACGCTGGACTTCATGGATTGGGTTGCAACGCTTGAGGATATTGAAGGTTCTGAGTCTGGCCCTTTAGAGCCCTCGGAGAATCCTCCTCCCATTGGCTGATCGCGAGTCTCGCGGTCGAGACGGGCATAGCTCCGAGCCAACTCTTAGGCGAGTCGGAGCGTATGCTTTGGACAATGCTCGGCTACATCAGGTGGCGAGCGGTTCACTCGCAAGGATAGTGTGATGGCACAGCCGTATCGCGTGCGGGGCCTTGACGAGGCTCTGGACACTCTGAAGAAGATCGATCCCGAGTTGTATAAGGCGGCTCAGAAGCGGATCAAGGGTGATGCGAAGCCGATGATTACGGAGGCTCGTAATGGTGTGCCGCAGCAGTCTCCGTTGTCTCGGTGGAAAGAGTCGAGTGGTGCTGGTCAGCGTTCGGGTGAGGCGCGGTTGCCTGCTTGGAGTGGGCGCCCTGCGAATCGGATCAATGCGAGCGTGCGTCGTCGGAAGATTCGCGGGACGGGTGGTAAGCGTACGCTGATGAAGATGCAGCAGACGAGTCCGGCTGGTGCGGTGTTTGATATTGCTGGGCGGAAGAATCCGGGCGGCTCGCAGTTCAATCGGAATCTGATTGCGAAGTATGGGCCTGCGTCGCGAAGTATGTGGCCTGCGGCGGAGAAGCATTTATCTACGGTTCAGAAGAGTATTGAGAAGAGCGTTACGGAGATGGAGCGCATTCTCAATACGGAGCTGCGTACGCGTGGGCCTAGATAGGAACCGGTAGACTACTCGTATGGCTGTCGTTGTCCCTATCGTTGCTGATACGAGTGGCCTTAGTCGAGGCTTGAAGGGCGCCGGCGGAAGCCTTTCCAAGTTCGGTAGGCTAGCTGCCGTCGCGATCGGTGTCGGCGTTACAGCCGAGCTGTATAAGAGTGTGAAGGCGGCTGCGGAGGCGGAGAAGAGCACGCAGGCACTCCGTGGTCAGTTGCAATCGCTCGGTAAGAGTGATGATGTAAACAAGTTGCAGGAGCAGTTCACGCAGCTTGCGACGACGATGGGTGTGGATGATGAGGCTGCGTCTCGAGCGTTCACGACGATTCTGCGCCTTACGGGTGATTCGACGAAGGCGATGGAGGGCCTCAACCTTGCCCTGGATCTTTCTGCGAATACGGGTTTTGCTGATCTTGAGAAGAATGCGATGCAGGTTGGTCGCGCGATCAATGGCAATACGCGCCTGTTCAAGCAGTTCGGCATCACGGTAGATGAGAATACGACGAAGCAGGAGGCGCTCGCGATTGTGCAGCGTCGCGTCCAGGGTCAGGCCGAGTCGTTTGGTGCGAGTGCTACGGGATCATTCCAACGCTTCAATGAGGCTGTGGAGAATCTGCGCGAGTCGATTGGTGCTCCGCTGGTGATCGCTTTGGCGAATGCTGCTAGTGCTGTTTCAACATTCTTGAATAGGTTTCGTGAGCAGCCGACGCTTGAGGCAAAGATTCGTCTTGTGATTGGCACGCTTTCTGATGCGGCTGGTCGCGCGTATCGTGATGTATTGGCTTGGTGGAATACGACTCAGAAGATCGATCTTCCGGCGCGTGTCATTCTGATTCCAAGTGGTCGCCAACAATTCGATACATTCTTCAAGGGTATTGAGGCGAGTGCGAATCAGGCTGGTAAGAATGCTGCTGGGCTTCTGATTGGTTCCTTTAGTAATACGGGACGTAAGCAAGCGACTTCTCAGCTTAGGGGGATTTTTGATCAGGTCTTCAGTATCTGGCAGTTCACATTCAAGATCGGCGGCGGCACACTTGCGAACGAGTTTGTTTTGGGTTGGGTTGAGCGTCTTGGTGAATTGTATGTAGACATTGCTCAATCATTGAGTGAACTATTTACGAAGGCAGTCGATAGCGTGACTAGTTCACAAACGTGGAAGGATCTTGGGCGTGATCTTGCACAGTCAATAATTACCGGCCCTCGTGTCAAGGCTGCCGTGACAAAACGGAACATCATTACGGACACGGTGCGTGCTGCGATCCAGGACGCGCGTCGTCAGCTCCAATCTTTCGGATCTAATCTCGTGTCGTTCATGTCGCAGAAGCGTGCTGCGCTGCTTCGTGTGGCTGGTGGGCCTACGGGTGCTGAGGCGACTGCGGAGCAGCGGCGTATTGAGGATGAGCGTTTCAAGATTGCAGAGAAGGCGGCTCGAGACGAACTCGCAAATGCTGAGGACAAGACGAGCGCGCAACTAGATTTGGATCAGCTCCTCCTCGATCGTCAGATGACGCTCCGTGAGCGCGCACTCGCCGATGCGGAAGAGACTGACAAGAAGACGATTGATAACCTCATCGAGCAGTTCAATCGTGGACTGATCTCGGCGGCTGACTTCTCTAACCAGTTGAAGGGGTATCTTGGCTCGGACTTCGGCTCTGAGCTTGGCATTGCTTTCTCTGGTGCGTTTGAGCGCGAGTTGCAGGGCGTCCTTGCGCTTGTGGCGGATATTGCGCGTGTTGCTGGTCAGGGACAGCCGATCGCTCCAGAGGCTCCTGGCGTGTCTGCTACTCAGCGTGCTGAGAATCAGCGTCGCTTTGAGGCTGATCTTGCGTCGTGGACGAAGCGGCGCGCTGATCGGTTGAAGGCTGCTCAGGATTTCCGTAAGCGTCCGGGTAGTCCTGGTGGCGCGACTATTACGAGTGCTGAGGCAGAAGAAATCCGGAAGATCATGTCCGAGTGGGACGCATCGAATCGGAAGCCGCAGCGGTCTGCGTATGGCTTGGCGATGGGTGGCATTCTGAAGAAGCAGGTGTTTACGGCTGGTGAGGCTGGTGCTGAGGCTGTTATTCCGTTGAACTCGACGAGTGCGATGAATATGCTGCGCGACGCTGTGGGTGGTGGGAGTGGTGGCAATACGACGGTGTATAACTTGACGGTTCATGCTGGGCTTGGTACTGATCCTGACGAGCTTGGTCGGACGATTGTCGAGAGCATCAAGCGGTTTGAGAAGCGGAATGGTCAAGCCTTCTCAGCGCCGCTATTGTCGGTGACGCAGAATGTGGCGGGTCAGACTTCGGGTGGTTCTACGAAGACGGACTTCAATCGCGTGACGACGCTTCGTAAGGGCTAGCGTCGTGCCGGCTCCTGATGTTCTCGTCCAGATCGGCGGAAGCGGCACCGCGTTTTATGACGTAACTTCGTATACGACGAGCGTGACGATCAGTCGCGGCCTTTCGCGCGAACTTGATCGGTTCACGACGGGTAGTGCGAACCTGAGCTTTACGAATACGTCTCGCGCGTTTGATCCGTTCTACACATCATCGCCGTTCTATCCGAATATCAAGCCGCGGAAGAATATGAAAGTAAGCACAATCGTCAGTGGCTCTACCGCCGTGCAGTTCACGGGACTCGTGGAGGACTGGTCGCTGGATTACAGCGTGGAGGGTGACGCGACTGCTTCGGCTGCGTGTGTCGATGGGTTCATCCTGTTTGGTGGTCAGCAGTTGAATGCGCATACGGCGACGGCTCAGACAACGGGCGCGCGTATTGGCGCCGTCCTTAGCCGCTCGGAAGTGAATTGGCCTCTTGCAGATCGTGACATCGACACGGGCGTTCAGACGCTTCAGGCGGATGTGGTGGAGCAGGGCCGCGAGGTGCTTGAGTATCTCCAGCTTGTCGCCGCTTCCGAGCCTGGACTGCTCTTTATGTCGAAGAGTAATCAGGTGACGTTTCGTGATCGTAATGCGGGAGCCGTCGCACCCGGAACCGTCGTATTCTCCGACGCTGGAACCGCAATCCCATATACCGATATTGAGATCTCGTACGGTACCGAACTACTTTATAACCGTGTCGGAATCACGCCGATTGGTCTCGAAACACAACTCGCATCGAATACCACGAGTCAGACGACGTATGGTGTGCAGAGCCTCGAGTTGAATGGACTTCTCTTGCCGCTCGGCTCTCAGGGTACGGCGGACGCGCTTGCGCTTGCCGGATATTTTGCGAAGAAGTATGGCGAACCAGACTTGCGCTTCAATACGATCGCCGTCGAACTCGCCGCCCTCACCGCAGCACAACAAACATCATTGCTCGCGCTCGAGCTCGCCGACATCGTGACGATTCAATTCCAGCCGAGCAAGGTTGGCACGCGCGTGTCACGCTCGGTTCAGATCATCGGCATCCGTCATCAGATCCGACCAAAGCAGCATACCGTTGAGTTCACGCTTGCGTCTACGGATACGGTCGCTTTCGTCTTCGGCTCGTCATCCGACCCGACAGCGAACCCCGTGAGCCTCTTTGCTGGTGGTACCGTTGTCGGCTCTCCCTTCGGCCTCTAACAGAAACGGTAGAATACGCTCATGGCTTGGACTACACCAGGAACCGCCGTCGCCGGCGACGTACTCACCGCAGCATTCTGGAACAGCAATGTACGCGATAACATGGTCGAGCTCGCACCATTCTCGGCGGCGTGGACATCGTATACGCCGACACTTGCACAGGGAGTATCGTCGAATATCTCTAAGACTGTGAACTATGCGAAATATGTCCGGGTTGGCAAAGTTGTTTGGCTAGCTGTAAAGGTCAGTATCACCGGCGCGGGATCGGCCGGAAGTTCGATCACCATCTCGCTCCCTGTTTCTTCTGCTGCGAGTGCGGTGATATTTGGATCTGGCATGTTTTATGATGCAAGTTCCAATCTGACCTATGCCGGTGGAGCGTTTGTAAACACCGGGACAACTGTTGCCGTCTATGCACATGGGGCGGCTGGAAATGTCGTAGGTGTTAGCCCGAACATCGCAACGGCCAACGGAGACGAGTTTTTCGTCAGTGTCACTTACGAAGCGGCTTGACATGAGTGACGCTGAGATCGACCG